GACGTGGACATGGGCCACGAGTTTGCGACTCATGTCACCCACCTCAGAGGACGGCGGCAGCGAACGACAGGTTCGCGTTGGCGAGCACGGGCATGGCGATCGCGTCGGAGATGACCTCCGCGATCATGGGCGGCTTCTCGCCGCGGTACACGCCCGTGACGAGTCCCGGCTGGTCGGCCTCGGGAATCTCCCAATTGGACTCGAGCGAGGACAGGGTGCGGCCCCAGAAGGTCGCGCCCAGTTCGGTGCCCTGCCAGTCGTTGACGTCCTCGACGGGAGCCGGGAGCAGCAGCACTCGGTCGTCGGGGATGACCTTGGTCGCCGCGCCACCGGCCGACACGCGCCGGTCGTAGATGAAGATCGGCGGCAGGCCGTTCGCGCTGACCGTGTTCTGCACGTCCTGCAGGGTCGCCGGGCGGGTCGAACCGGATGCGAGTTGGGTCCGCATCTGGTTCAGCGCGGCCATCGCCCGCAGGACGCGGGTGGACATGACGATCGCACCCACCTCCTGGCCATTGGCGTCCCGATAGGTGTCCGACCACGCGGTCAGGTCGCCCAGCGCGTCAGCGGTCGCCGTCGACCACGGGGTACCCGCGACGACGCTGTGCCCAGCGGCGCGCCCGAAACCGTCGTCCATGAATCCCGCGACGGTTGCCCGTCCGGTCGTCAGGACGGTCCCGCGAAGGCGCTCGAGGGCGTCCGCGACGGAACGCACGACAACGTCCGTGGTGCGCTGGATGGTGGCCAGGATCGTGTCCTCGCTCGGCTGCGCACCGTTGGCGCGGAGCTGGTTGTACTCCGACACGGGGATGTTCTGCCCCAGCGCCGGGAGTTCGAGGGTGACCCGCTTGCCTGCCGGCGCCTTGCCGATGGTCGGCTCGGCGTCGTAGGCGCGGAAGTCCGCGACCTCGACAAGGCCGAACGATCCCGCGGTGAAGCGGACGTCGATCGACGGGACGGTCCGGTTCGGGAGCCAGCGGGCGAGGGTGCCGCGGCTGGCCTCGTAGTCCGCCAGCGATGCGCGGGCGTACCCGGTCAGGGTGGCGGGGTCGATGATGTCGGTCCAGAGAGCCATGTCAGACCCCTCCTCAGATGTAGACGATGGTCACGGCGGCGCGCTTGGCAGCCGCGACGGGAACGGTGAACGCGTTGGACCCCTGCGGGACCTTCGCGGAGCGGACCCGACCGTGGTCGAGCACCGGGACGGCGAAGTCGTCGGTGCCGACGACTGCCTGATCCGTGAACAGGTGCCCGGCGAGAACGCCGGCGTTCGTGACGGTGGCCTCGGTCGAGTCGTAGGGCACGAGGACCCCGCCGACCTTGGCCACGGGGGTGCCGGACGGGATGTAGCCGTTCGGGTAGTGCGTGGCGGGGGTGAACGTGCTGATGTCGAGCAGCTCGGTGCGGCAGTTTCGGATGCCGTGAGCCGACCCGAGCCAGGACTGGTCGCCCGCGCCGGTGGTCTCGTTCTTGAGACGAGGCATGGTTGATCTCCTTCTTCTTCTCAGGTGGTCTTGCCGCGGGATGCGGCGTACATGTCGGCTCCAGCGGACACGCCCTTGCCGGTCGTGTTCCCTCCGCGCTTGCCGCCGCCCATGTCGGGCCACGTGCCGCCATTGGGGGCGAGCCCCGCGGCGTACTGCTTCACCTTGTCGGCGTCGACCTCACCGTCAGCGGTGAGGAACTTGCTGTGGTCGAGGAACTCGACCTGACCCGCGACCTTGTCGGCGGGGAACTTGGTGGCCGCGAGCGCCGCCTTGACCTCGGCGGCCACGAGACGGGCCTGGTACTTGCTGGCCGTGTCCTTCTCGGCCTTGGCGCGCTCGTCGGCACGGGCCTCGGTGATGTCCTTCTCGGCGTCGGTCTGGGTCGAGGCCTTCAGCTGGTCGCGCTCGGCCTTGATGGCTTCATAGTCGGCGCGGGCCTTTGCGGTGTCCTCATGCTTGCGGGACTGGTGCTTCCAGTATGCGGCCTGGTGTTCGGGCTTCATGTCCGCGATCGGAGTGGACTCGGGGAAGCCGTTCGGGCCGACCTCGCCACCGACGTCGCTGCCCTGACCGCCGGTGCCGCCATCGCCGGGCGGTTCGTCCACCATGCGAAGGTCTCCGAAGGTGGTTCGGTGGAAGGCGAGGATCGCAGCCGGGTCGACGTGGCCGGACGTGAACGCTGAGCGGAACGTGCATGGTGCGGGCATCGGTGAATCTCCCTGTCGGGTGGTGTGGTTCGCCCTGTCGGGCGTCTGCCCTGCGCGGATGCAGGGAAGTGTCTTTGTCAGGCGGCAGCGACAGCCGCGGGGCCGCGCACGTGCTGGCCAGCGACCCGCAGTTGGGGCCCGAGTTCGCCGTGCTCGACGACCTCGACACGGACCCGCTTCAAGTCCGCGCCCTTGGTTGATCCGGCCGCGTCGTACATCTCGCCCAAGATCTCGTCGTTGATCTGGGAGCCCGGATCAGTGTTGGCCGTGACCGCGATGACGCCACATCGGCAGCGGGAGTGGATCGGCAGGAGGTCACCGCGCCAATAGAGGCGGTCGGACGCGGCGGCGCACAGGCCGCAGGACCTTTCCGAGCGGATCACGCGTCGGTAGCGGGTCACGCCACGGGACTTCACGAACCGCGACGCCTGCCTCTGATGCGCCAATCCGAGATCGGTGCCGACCATCTCCCGAGCTCGCACCATGGCGTTCGTCAGCGCCTGCGAGTCGGTCCGGCCAAGGTGCCGCTGATAGCGGTACTCGGCCGCTACGCGCCCGTAGACCTCCACGTGGTCCTTCACCCCGGCACGCAGCGTCTGACCCATCACGAGCGGGACACCCGAGCCGGTGACGACCCTGCCCATGACGTACGACGTGGTGCGCGCCAGGTAGGCGTCCGTGAGTTGCGCGGTCCCCAGTTGGCCGGCAGTCAGGCGTGTGGCCACCTGCGCGGCCACCTCGTCGACCAGACGCGTCGAATACCAGCCGTCGAAGCGCTCGAAGTCGGCCACGACCAGAGCCGTGATGCGCTCGAGGAGTGCCTGCCGCTGGCTATCGAAGGCGTCGATCGTGCGCGTGAGGGCGGCGATGTCAGCCATTGGCCGGGACCGGTTGAGCGGCCTCGGCAGGGAAGAGGACCGCGTCGTTCATGCGCTCGGTCTCGGCGCGAGCAATCTCGTCCGGGCCGAGCTGGAAGATCATCGACAGTCGCGTCCGATAGGGAAGCCCGGTCGTCTTCGACCATGCGTCAGCCTTCTCCGCGAGGCTGTATCGCTCGGCAGGCGCCCACACGGCGCGGATCGCCTCACGCTCACCGACGTCGAGCGCGGCCATGCGGAAGATCAGGTCAGCGGTCTGCTCGTGCGCGGCGCCAATCCGGTCCTGCTTGTCCTCAACCTTGAATGTCATCCCCTCGCGCACCAGTGACGCGCCATTGGCGGACTGATTCGCGCCCTCTGGGGTGAACGCCGACAGCGGGGTGAATGTCACGGCTGACACCTGCTCCAGCTGCTTCGTGGCCATGGTCACGATCGGCTGGACATCGACCGCGCCCGACTCCCACATTTCGGCCGTCTGCGGCAGTTTCCACAGCGCGGCCGGGTCGGCGGTGAAGACGTCGTTGTAGTCGATGTCCTTCCCGGTGACTGGGTCGGTGTCAGGCATGTCCTTCGGGTCGACCTTGATCGCTCGCTGCTTGAACGCCTGCAATGTGGCGATCACCATCGCCTGCAGAATCAGGTGATCAAAGCGGTTGAAGAGGTCGGCGTGGCGCTCGAACTCGGACACGTTCTCGTCGTTGCGGTAACGCACGATCATGACGTCGCTCTCGAAGCCAGCCGGCAGCGGCTCGCCTTCCGCGCCGCCGTGATCCTCGGACCATGACCATGACGAGGTGAAGCGGGCCGCCGTATTGCGCGTCCGGCGCGGATTGACCGCGACCCATCGACGACCGGGGCGGTAGAGGTAGGCATAGTCCATGTCGAAGTCATCGTCATGGAAGATCTTCGCCGCAGCACGCACCACCGACTGCCGCACCGGGTCATGGATCGTCACCACTTGGCGCGGGTCTTCGCTCGTGGCGGCAACTTTGCCCTCATGCTCCTGCACCAGCGCATAGCCAGAACGTCCCACCAGCATATTGGTGATGATCGAGGGAGACTCCACGATCATGCCCGCGGCCTTCCACGCCTTCCACGCGTCCTCATCCCCGGTCTCACCCGAGTCGTGGCCCGTCTGGATCGCCCGCAACTTCAGCCGGTAGCGGGTCGACTTCACGACCAGTTCCGCGAGGTTCGTCCGTGACGTCCGGTAAAGCCGCTGCGCATGCTCGGGCGCGTTACTCAACTCCGGTGGCATCGGCTGCTTGCCCTCGTAGCGAGCAAATAGCGGGTCGATCTCCTTGCGGTTCGCGGCCAACTTGTC